GGACATAGCCCAAGCAACTCGTTGTTACGCTGAGTTACCTCAATGCCTAACCGGAGTAGTGCACCTTCTACATCGCCCTCACGATACATTTACGCCTCTTCCCACTTTTTCCAAAGATGATCAATACGTGCCTGTGTTTTTTCTTGCTTACTTGGACCCTTAGTAACAATTACTGGAAAGTTGTACTGCCTGTTGATAGCAAACGTATCCCCACCACAGCAGTAACCAACACCATACTGGTCAACATCTCTTGACCAGTTCATGCAACTACTACAATAGCCCTTACGCTTTCTGCTCACTAGTACTCCTCTAGCATCATATTTACCCCTGGCATTGGAGCAGTAGCAAGTGTTCCGCACTCAATGCATTCCATAGTTTCAAAGTAGGCTGCAACAGCGCCCTCTTCATCCCAGCTTACTTTTAGATTCCATATATAGCAACCACAAGGACATACCATTGTAGGTTCCCCACGCACATCCATTGCTGACTTGTAGTCTGGCTTTACATCGTAGATGTTTTTAATTGTCGTAACTTCTTTCTCTCATGTTTAGTAGTACCTCCCCAGACACCATCTAGGTCTGGTTTATCTAATGCGTACTTCAAACAACTATTGATTAACCAACAATCGTTGCATATATCTTTAGCTGCTTTTACTGTGTCTAGATACTGATCCCTAAACTCATTGCTGTACTCTGGAAAGAAGATCTCGGGATCAGCATCCAAGCACAGCTGTGAGCCATCAAAAGGATTGAATTGGGATACCAAAAGACCCAGTTCCATACTCTTCAAACTTACCCTCCTCCCAATCCCATAGTAGATCGCTTGTAGCTGGACCGCAGTTACGGCTAGCTACTACACGAAGTTCACGAGAACTATCATCTTCTTCATCTTGCTTTTGTAGACCCAAGATTACATCTGAGTCTTGGAAGAATGAGGATGAGTAACCGATAGCATCTGCACTAACCTGACGCTTCTTCATCTTCCAAAGCAAGACCTGAGTTGTAATAACAATAGGTAGGTTTGCATGTTGAGCAAGGCGCTTTAAGTTACGAGTGATGCTGGTCAATGCCTGAGGAGTATTTGATTCTCCCGACGCCTCATCAACCATAAGATAAACACCATCTACAAAAACAATATCCGGACGTAGCTTTTCAATCTTTGCTGCAAGACCGGTAACTGTCATCGCTGAGGTTGAGTCTGTAAGATAGAACTTATGCATCTCTTCCATCTTTGCAAGAGTCTCTTTGTAGCGAGACTCTTCATCCGGCTTAAGCTTTCCACGTACTAGGCGAGAGTGTGCAATATGTGCACGCATAGCATCGTGGCGGTGCTGTTGCTCAATGTTGCTCATCTCAAAAGATTGGAACATTGGAACATAACCATCGTTGTGAACATTTACTGCCATCTGCATAGCAAGTACAGACTTACCTGTTTTAGGTGGGGCAATGATAGTAATCAACTGTTGTGGTTGAATGCCAGCAGTTGCTTCGTCAATAGTCTTGAAACCAGTACTGTATCCAAGCAAACCATTTGGGCGAGTCTTGACTGCTAGATACTCTTCAAAGCGCTTAGTAGCTTCCTTTGTAAGATCTACGTCAGCGGTTATGTTACCGCCCTCATCATAGATAGATGCAACGCCTTGAGACATAAGCTCAATAGCCCTGTCATGGTTGCCTTCTGAGATAGACTCTGCAGCTGTCTGAACTACCTCAATAGTTTTCTGCCTACGACGATAGTCAGCTAGCTGGTCTACAAGATACTCAAGGGCATCATCTACAGCCAACAGCCTATAGTTAGGGAAGTTATCTTTTACCGTAACAGCTGTAGGCACTTCCTGATACTTAGTCCAGTGATGGCGGATAAAGTTCCAGACAGCCCTATTCTCATCAACGTAAAACCAGTTGTTTTCAACACCAGCCTCTAAAGCTGGAATAATCTCTCTAGTCCTAATAACCCTAGAGATCAGCCTCTCTTCGTTATCTGCCGCCATCCATCGTCCTTTGCTCTAAGTACCAATGCCCATAGCGCAACCCACGCTCGGGTACATCAATTACATTCTTTACCTCTGGCCTATAAGGTAGTTCTGCAACTAAATCAGCAACTACGTTGTAAGCCTTTGCATAGTTAAATGGGTTGGTACCAAGGTTATCTAAATCCTCTAGTACTTCGTCCATCTCTTTCTGCGAGTATCCATACCCAACTAATTCCATAATATAATCAAACTTCTCAGAAAATCTCCAGAAGTACGCTAACGATTGTCTGTTATATGTTATTTCTTCGTCGGGTAATGAAATGCCAAAAACTTTTTTGATGGCAGGGCGACGGTCAATAATGCAGTCAAGAGTAACAAGTACTCGCATTGGAACTTCATTTGAAAGATCGCCCCCCTTCAATTTTACAGAACCTCGATCTTACCGTACTTCAACAAGAAGTCTCTAAAGATATCTGGGCTCAAAGCTGCTAGTGCTGTCTCAGCTGTTGATGCTTTGTTTGAAACCTCTACTGGATAGACTCCGCCGTTTGTACTCATACGCTCGCTAACAAAACGAGTATGTTTACAACCACTGCGTGCAAGGAAACCCTCGCAGTTACAACGAAGCTTTTTGTTATCTAGGTTTACATAGACTTCATGCACACCAGTTTCTGAGAGGAACAGTTGTGTTACTTGCCATGTACTCATTGTGATATCTTTCATTTGCGTCGTCTGTCTCCCCCAGGTGCTATTATTGCAAGTGGAATGAAAGCTTCATGGGCAAAACTACCCATAGCTTCTCCGTACACATTTCCCCAACTCTTTAACGGAACGTTTGTCGTTACGATAGTTGGTAGACCAGCATTGAATCTAGAACGTAACAGAGCATCAAATTGGTTCTCTGACCAACCTGAGGCTGTGCGATATTCTTTACCGAGATCATCTAAAACAAAAACACTTACATTACCCATTATATCCGAGTCACCATATATGCCGTCAAGTTTCTCTTGGACTTCATCGTCTGGCTCATCGAACTGGGACTTCTGTAAGCGAAGAAGCTTTGGATAGTCCATAAAGCCCGCTACTCGCTTTGGGAGCCTTCCCGGCGTTCCTAGGATCTCTCCTGAGATACCCCTAATCAGGCTCTGGATGGCCGTAGAAGCAAGCGTAGTCTTTCCGTGACCTGGTTCCCCTACCAGCATTACACCAACCCCGCAGAGGGGGCTTCCAGGGCTTTGAATGACCTCTCCAGCTAAGACCTGGCCCACCCACTTCTCGACTGCCTTAACAGCCGGGGTTTGATCAAGGTCAGAGAACTCTAGGCCGATGGTCTTGAAAGGAACACCGGTCCTAAGAATCTGCTTGCGAACCGTTGGCGATTCGTTTTGAATGTCAAACAACTATTCTCCTCCAAGCAGCTTGAGCATCTTCTCCTGATGCGATAAGAACTCTTCATCTTCATAGACTGTTGATGATGTCTTCTTAACAGTTGCTTGGATAGTTGGGTAGTAGGCAAAGAAGCGTTGCCACAAAGCTCTGCCATTTCCAACATTGTGTAGATTACGTGGATCTTCAAAGAACATCCGCATAGCCTTTAGGATTGTATAGCGGTCAGTTCCCTCGCCAACGTGCTTGTTAATCCAAGTGGCTAAGTACTTGCTGTTAACCTGGCTGGACATATCTGGAGCGATCTTGTGGGATAGGTCATAGAACTCAGCTACCAAATCGTTGGTAGACCAGAGTTCCTCTGGAGTATTGATTCGGTCACGGCTGTTACGCTGAGCCTTTACTGGCTTCTTGTACTTAGCGTTAAGCCTAGCCTGGCGGTCGTCAATCTTTCCGACTGCTCCGACTACATCTTCCTCTTCTTCTTTCCAAACCACGACTTCCTCCTTTTGGGGCTGTGCCCCTATAGATAATAATCCGTTAGGATTATTATCTATATTAGTACTAGTAGATATATCACTAGTAGTTGTAGAGCTATACATATGCCCTGAAATCCAGGGTGCGGATTTTTCCCGTGATTCTGCCAACATTTTGGTAGCAGACTCGGTGAACTTTAGGTTGTGCTGCCACTTGCCGTTGACGTTAGTACGGATGGCTTTGATGTAGTTGAGATCCTTTAGCTCATTCAAGGCGTTAAGGATTGCGTCACGACCCTCTGGGAATTCTTTACTAGCCCAGAGCTCATCGGCAGACATGATTCGACCCTTCTCTATAAAGTAATAGAAAAGAGATCGTGCCCGCAGAGATAGTTTTGGATTGATAATAGGTTTTAGCATTGTAACCCTCCTAATTACTATACTAGCGTCTCTCCACCCTGTTTGGCAAACCACGAGAGAAACGCATAGTTGTTCCAGCAAAAAGCTGTTCAACTAATACTGAGAATGTTAAGCCTCCAAAAGTGGATGCCAAAGTATAGACAGCCATATATGACCATCTAGTGTTTAGGTTATAGCAGAATAGGCCACTAAGAAGCAAGCCTGCTAACCCCCGCCATTTTCCCATAGGCCGTAAGAGCCCCTCAAATGCGGTTATTAAACAGGCCGTAGCCATGCTTGTTATTAGTATTGTGCCCATAGAAACAATTCTACTGGCGGAAAACGCACCTGTCAATTCCGAAGCTTTGACCAATGCTTGGCGTAGTTGGAGTACAAGTTACTGTGTAGATAGCATAAGCCACATTTAGAGTTGTTGCTGAGGAGAATGTGTTAGCTAAATATGCCCAACGATTTGTTTGGGTTACGGATGCTGTAACTGTTCTTGTACCTACTGTTGCAGGGATCAAGTTGTTATTAGCATCATAGAAGTTAACAGTAAGTGTGTATGTTCCAACCGATGCGGATGTAGGACGAATAGCTACGGAAGCATAGTACCCTTCACCTGGAACTACAGGGACATGAGCCGATGTAATTCCGTATGTTCCTGAAGCAGTGGAAGTAACTGTGCAGTATGCGGATCCATGACTGACGTTATCACCAAACAATGCTCCACGAGAAACAGTACGGGCAAGTGTTGCAGATGTTCCCGACCATGTTCCTAAATTAGATTCAAAAGAAGCAGCAGGTAACAATGAAGTTGTTAGTTCTGGAATCGGATCTGTAGGGTAACCAATCTTGATAGCCCATGTACTTCCTTGAGGCATATAAGTTCCCAAAGTATTTGTAAGACGAGATTGCTTTACAAATAGATTGTTAAACCAGCTACTCTTACCACCGTAGATAGATGGGACTTGTCCTACCCACATATTTGTATTAGTGTTTCCTGGGTTAGGCATTGAAGTCACAACATAGTTAGAGTTGTTTGCATCTAGATATCCGCTAGGGGTGTTCCCATATTCTGCCTGTATACCATCAATATTAAAGTACGACGTTGTAGCAATTGTATATCCAGGACCACCTGTAGGATAAAACTGTGGTGGAAGCGCAATAGAGATTGTTACAGTAAATGATGTTTCACCAGGCTGTAGTTGACGTACGTTCCAAATACGAATCCACTGATACTGATCGTGTTGATAAACTTCCATGCTATTGCTGGTTGTTAATCCGTTTCCAGATGTACCAATAGTGTATGTGCCTTCAGCTGCTCTAACCTGTGCGTGTACTACAAAGTCTTCACCACCGATAGCTGGGGCTGAAAGATATACAGTAGTACTGATAGATGCGCCATTTACTTGAGCTTGACCAAAAACAGTAGCAGTTCCTGTAGCAGTGCTAGCAATAGTAAATGAATATACAGAACCAGAAGTTACAGTAGCAACAGAAGTAATTGTTGCTCCAGTCCATCCAGTAGGAGTTGTGGTGTTATAGGTTGGTGTTGATCCAACCATATTTCCCCAAATAGCTACAGACTGTCCTACTGCAAATACCTGAGAAGTTCCTGAGTAACGATAAGTTACAGCAGTTCCTGTAGAACTAATAGCTGTGATATTTACAGCAGGGTAGGAGACCTTGCCCATATAGCTTCCATAGGCTGGTCCATAGGTTGTAGGAACAATTCCTGTTGGAGGATTTTGGTATGTTCCATCTGGATTAGTAAGACGAATTGCTGAAGGTTCTGGACCAGCATCTCTTGTAAGAGTTGTTCCTGTAGCTGCTGTCCAAGTAGTGGTATCCGACTCAAATGATGGGTTTTGAATATAATTAACAATATTTTTATATTCCCACGTTGTGTCGTTGCTACTAATAAAGTAGTTATTAATAGGGTCAGCAGGTGCTGGGGCACCCGCCCCAGAAAAGTATGTATTTAATGATGGAGAACTTTCAAACAATAGTCCATCCATCCACGCCGTCATTCCATTACCAGTCATATCTGGAAATACAATAGATACTTTAGCCAAAGGTTGACCTGAATCTTTTTGTTGATCTGGAGCAATAGCTGAAACAGATAGGCGTTGAAGAACAGGTACATACTGAATTGGGTAGCCATTGTATGTTCCAGGTCCAGTACCTTGAGAGTATTGTGGTACAGCAGTATCTACAATAGGATTACCGTTTGTATCTAGTCGGTCTGTAGCAACTAAAGTTGCATACGTAGATTTTGCACTATAAATAGTTGGGTCGTAATACTGACCATTTGAGTCTGAAAGAATCTGTGTTTGAAGTGCGGTTGTCTCACGATTTGAGTATTCAATCTGAAGGTACGCACGTCCAACACTAGGATACTCAGAGCTTACGTATGCGCTAAAAGTATAGTTTTGTCCAGGAGTTACTGCAAACCAAGGAGAAGATACCCAAGCACCTGTGCCCGATTGAATAGTCAATTCACCAAGAGAGTTACCATCCCAAAGACCTGTATTGTAAACAGTAGGGTCTTGAGCAAACGATGCATTAGGGGAGGCAATCCAACCTCCTACGCCGTTTTCAAAGCTTGGATTAGGAAGAAGGTTTTCACGCTGTCCCTTTAGATAAAGGCGAATACGACGTGCATCTTCAAACTCAAGACTATTTTGGTACTCAGCAAGCTGACACATATCAATAGCGTAGCCGCATGTCTGTCCTGTATATGAACCTATATAAGAACCACTTATAGCAATTCCTGCATAGGCAGCA